ATCACAAACCCATTCTTCGTGGGTGAATAAGGTGATTTTCGCTTCTGGATAAAAGTCTAATAGAGATTCAGCGCACCTGATTGCTGCGTCGTAATATGCTTTATTTACAGAGGCGACTAATAGATAGCCATTACTCTGCATTATTGAGAGCGTCTTGGATTAATATTGTAGCGAATGCCTGAACCTCTATAGGAGATTTAGCTTTACGGAGACGCTTTTTGAGTTCTCTGTTGGTAGAGTTTTTAATTTCTTCTATTTCGAACGCCTCGAGTTTCATATTGAACAAAACTTCCTGCTTTTTTCGGGCTTGCTTTGCCAAATTTCTTTCGGCTTCTATTTCCCTTTTCCGAAGCTGTTCTACTTTATGCTCATCTGTCAAGCGGTCAATTTCTTCTTCGCCAAATGATTCCATTAATGCATCATAATCTCTGTTTGTCTTGCCATCTGATTCTGGACCAGCAATAACATGGGCAATAGCATAAACATCATCTGGTTGTAAGATGCGACAAACGATATGGCGGTTATCTTTATCCTGCCATATTGGATCTTTGTATTTTGGAAGGGTTTCTTTAGACATTATATAGACTCCATAATAAAAAATAGTGTATTGTATTTAGCCAGTTCTTGCAAACAGTTTTTTACTTTCCTGTGTAGATGAAGATGATTGCAGCGTCAGACCGTCATAATAACCTGTATATGTTCCAGTATAAGAACCTGTGTAATAACCAACATAGTCACCATTAAATGTTCCGTCATAGTCGCCTGAATATGATGTGCCAGCAAAACCGCCATAATCAGCTGCATAAGTGCCAGTGAAAGTCCCTGTATATGTTCCAGTGTATGTGCCTTGATATGTGCCAGCATATGTGCCATCATAACTGCCTGCATATGCAACTGTAGAGCTGGTTTTAACTTGGTCAGTCATAGTGCTGCCCTGTTGGTTCCAAGTTCCAGTATCAGTTGGCTCGGCTGTTGATAAACGATAAGTTCCAACTGTTGTTGTGCTAATACGGTTGCGGAAACGATCTACCAATGATTCAGTTTCAGCAACAGTTAATTCTACGATTTCCTTATCAGAATTAAATTTTATTAAAGGTCTACTTAGACCACCAGTCCCAACAGTATGATTTTCTACTGCGGATTCCGTTTGCTGCCAGAGTTTATACGTTACAGTCGTGCCATCGGTTTGTGTATCAGTGATGGTATATCTCTCTGTATAGGTATGAGTTCCAGCACCATCACTGGAGTTAGGAGCAGCTGTTCCTTGCTTGAGCCAGTATTTACCTGTCATGTAAAATTGATCCCACCAGCGATCTATCAACAGGTCCATAATTTCTGAATCAATCTCGGCGTCAGTCATTTCTCTGACTTCTTCAGTGCTGTCATCATAACACAGAGGTCTAACTGTTTTGTTATCAGTGATGGCTGTTGTATATTGTTGGAAGGTATAAACATTTGCATTCGAAGTATCATCGGCTGTAATTGGGTGGTCACCAACTTCAGAGTTGTGAACCCGATCAGTAAATGTCCCGATGCTGGTATAATTAGTCGCTACACCGCTTGTGGAAACTTTTAGAGATCCTCTAGATTCGACAGTAGCAAACTTTTTAGCTATCACTGAACCAGTCCATGTCCATAAGTCGCCGATATCCAGCCCATAAAGATTCGCTGTAGGTATATACTGAGCACCTGAACCCTCCAGCTGGAACGCGCCAGTTGTAGACCTAACACCTAATAAATGTATTGCCATTTTATAAGTCCTTCAAATTAATTAAGCAGTGTGCCACTACTATCTCTAACAGCCAGAGGTCTATGAATTTGCCAATTAGTGGCGTCCTTACAAATCAGAACCATGGAACAATTAGCAGCAAGTGGTTTATATGCATTCGCTGAACCAGTGTCGATTGTGTCAGAAGTATTCGGATAAACATTAATTTTATTTGCCGTAGAGTTATAGACCTCAACTTTTTTACCCACAACCGCTGTTGGGAGTTTCACGCCTTGGTTAGCTGATGAAGTTGTCACAATATTATGAGATTCAGTTAAACTGGTTGCAGCACCTTGAGTCGTTCCAGCAGTGGTTACTGCAGCTGAAGTGCCATATTTCAGGTCGCCTGATAATGTCGTTGTGCCAGAAATACTCAGACTTGCACCGACGATAGCACCTGCTGTAGAAACAGTAAAGTTCGAACCGTTTACATCAATACCACCATCAAGTGAAGCAAGACTATCAACAGTCAGAGTTCCCGAGGTGTCAACATTACCTGAAGTGTCAGCGACAGTAAATGCGCCATCAACATCAATACCGCCATCAAGTGAAGCAAGTCCTGATGCGTCGATGGTTGTAGCAACTAAAGCGTCGCCTTCGTCAGTTGATTGCCACTGAGTAGCAGACACAGCAACGAAGTCACGACCTTTTTCTGGACCAAGCGACAATGCGGCATTAGCACTAAGGTCATTGATTGATTCGTTAGTGTATGGATAAATTTTAATCGTAGCAGTTGTTGAGTTAAAGACTGTAATCCTTGTGCCAGAAGATGCATCAGGAAGCTGAACACCTTGGTTTGCCGATGCAGTATTTACGATATTATAAGTTTTTGAGAGAGCTGTAGCAGTTCCTTGCGTAGTGCCAGCAGCAGTAACGGAGGCATCAACACCAACAATAAAACGACCTGATACCGTAATATCATCAACGGTAATGTCATCTCCACTCTCAAACTTATCAGTATTGAGGTTTGTAAAGTTCGTATCCACCTCAGTATTAGTGAGAGGAGAGCCTTTACCAGAACGAGTTGTAAGTGTTGACATTTTTCTTACCTATTTCTTTAGAATTATTTTCAAGGCTTCTTTTATATCAGCCAAATCTTGTTTCAGACTATTTATATCATCACAAACTTCTTCAATCTTCAAAGATTGCTTTTTTTTCGCTTTATACGAAGCTAACCCAGAGTGATCATTGCTAATTAGAGCATTCGTCTCTTTGTCTCTCACATATTTATCTGTATAAAACTCACTCATATTACACCTGTAATGCGATTGCTCTTAATTTTTTCAAACGAGGAACATTAGATGTATTTTCAGTTAACATCACAATTTTAACAGCAAACTCTTTAAACTCCGTGTAAGTTGTAGAGCCGAGAGTAGAAGTAGCAGTAGCACTTGAACCGCCACCGCCAGTGATTGCAATCGTAGGAACAGCTGAACCAGTTTCATATCTTCCTGGATCAGTGATGACTATAGAAGCAACAGCACCGCTATTAAGAACAGCATAACCTTTAGCTTGTCTAATTGCTGTGCCGCCTGAGAAAGTTACAGTTGGTGCTGTTGTATAACCAGAACCAGCTGCCGTGATAGAAGTTGCATCAACCCTATCAACACTGTATGAAAGAACATCATTCCCATCAAGGTTAGCAGTAGCGATCTTATATTCGTATTCAACAAAACTTGTTTGGCTCAAACCATCATTTGAAGGCGTATTTACCAAACTTAACTCAAACCATTCTAGTTCTTCGCGGAAATCAGCATCATCTTCAGCAGCTTGGAACTTACCATAAACCTTAACATCTGAACCAACAGGAGTTTGTTGATCGAGGAACACTCTCAAGTCTTCAGCTTCTTGACCATCAGCAAGTTTAACTCTTTTAGAAATATATTTCGAAAGAGCATTACCATTATTTGTAGAATCTTCATTAGTTGAGTCATTATTTACATTGTTTTTAGTTGTAATATACCCACAACGAGAAAGGTCAATAGCAGGGCTGACAAACTCAGAAGTTGATGTCAGTGTTGCCTCGGAATTAAACGATTTGTTACTACTAAGGTTAGCATCTTCATTCGAGTTAGAATATACAGCATATTCTTTAGTAGTAATTTGTTTCTCACCTTTGACAATTTTTCGGCTAGTTGTTCCTTTTGAGGATACACCGCTAGATTGCGTTCCATCATACTGGTGTGTAATTGTCGTTTTAGGAAGAACAAGCTCACCGAAATTCAACGCCAAAGAGTTATAGATTTTATTTTCTATTGCATTAAGTGTTCCTTGAGTTGAACCATTAGAAATAATATCACTAACATCAAAATCAGATTTGATCAAATTAACACGAGCAACATCAAACAGAGTTGAGTATCTCTCAACAGAACCTGTTTTAGTTACAATATTGAAAGTAGCACTAGTGCCAGCACCTGTAGTTGCCGATTGAGCGATCGCGGTTCCATCAGCTGTAAAGTTTTGACCCATATCATTAATTGTAAAGCCTGTTATAGCACCTGAATTGACAGATGTAACTTTAATTTTTAACCCAGTTCCGTTGCCGAATCCTGTTAAAGTTACAATATCATTTACAGCGTGACCTGAACCACCACCATTTAACGTAATATCGAAAGCATGAAGCGAGTCACCAGCTTTGAAAGCACCAGAAGTATAGTCCGTCATTTTTAGGTAATCGATTGGACCATTTGTAAACTTAGCTTCGCCATCAGTTGTTGTTGTAAACGAACAGCGATAAACTCTATGCATCAAGTCTTCAGCTTGGAAAGCATTCCAAGTTCTGTTGTTGGCGGAAATAAACAGGATACCAGATGATACATCTTCAGCAACAATACGCTCAGTTGTCCCAACTTTATTCTTACCAAGTTCAGAAACCCAAACTTCATAATCAGGGTTGTTAGCTTGTGGAAGGGTTACGATACAATATTCGCGACCACCTTCTAAGAACAGAGGAGAATCAAATGATACCTGTGTTGCTGAGAATGTCACGGTTCCATCACTAGCTTCAGTTGAAATATTTACATCTGATGGTGAAAGGTATTTACTACCATAAGGAACAACACGAGATCCTGGATATCCATTCACAACTTCACGAATTTGAATCGTAATACCGTCTGTTGAAGATTTCTTGCGGAAATACAAATCAATTGCGGGGCAGAACATCCCTTCCTCTTGTGTGATCAAGAATGTTTGAGCGACTGGATCCCAAGAGGTGGCATTAAAGTCAACATTTACATTTGAAGTTATATCTTCGACACGAACATCAGTTACGAGGTTGGCAATCGTTTGTGGGTCACCATCAATAGTGTCAGTAGTAAATGACGGAACTTGTGTTGAGGTAATTGTCCCTTGCGAAACAGCATCAAGACCAAACGATGTAAATGTAGCGTCTGCAGATGAAGTAGCAAAGTCATCTCTATTCAAACTATCGTCTACCAATCTCAAAACTTTTTCACCAATACGGAAGGTTGACTCAGGAATACGGAACTGTGCAGCCAAACGACCCTCAGAATCAGTTACGAGTGCATCACCATAATCGTTAGTTGTTTCATTAAAGTCTGACCAGAAGTTAGCAACACCTGAAGAAAGAGCAGATGTAAATGTAGAATATGTTAATGGACGAGTATGTTCTGATACATCATCACCATCGAAGTAGGCATACATTCTTGTGTTTGGCTTCAGTCGAGTAGCGTGGATAGTTACATTTTGACTTCTCATAAACGGAGAAAAGCCGATGTCAATAATACGCTCACCAAAGTTTTCTGTGACAGTGTCATTACCTGTAGATTCAATTGTCAGAACATCAACAGATTGCTGCAAATTATCAGCGTCTACTGTTTGATTGAAAGAAGCATCAAACTGAACACCGCCAGTAAAAGTGATCCTATTCGCTATGCCACCTCTGTCGAAAAACCTGTCTCTTCCGCCAAGCTCAACACTATCTTCTCTTATAGCTGCAGGTGTTCCTGTCATTGATGTTTCAATACCATTTACGATACCAGCATTATTCAAGTTATCAGCAAACTGCTCAAGTGCTTGACCAAGAGCATTTTGTTCTACTGTAATATCACCACCATCTTCCATTGAAACAAAGTTATCTGATGGCGGATAAAGTTCTACATCACCTTTATAGTTAAACAGCAAAGCACCAATACAGTTACGTGATTTAGAAGCATTAATGTTTCTCTGATTATCTACCAATGAGTAAGGTAGCGTGAGAAGGTTGCCTGTTTTCTGAACACCAGTGGAGTTTACACTATCGTAAATCACATCGACCTGTTCTTCAAAGAAGTTAGTTGTTAAGAACTTACGCTGTGTATCAACAGCAGCATTGAAGTCAGGATCTCTCATATTACTGAGTGTGTGATCAGCGAAGTTATTGATAAAGATACCATTCTTAAATCGGTCATTACCAGAAGCATCAGTAATAGTAAGGTTTTCTGTATCTTTTTCAAGAAGGTTCAATGATGTATAATATTCTAGGCGATTAATTCTTTTTTCAATTGCGCCGATATCAGCCATCGTGTAACGCTTGTTTTGTTTAAGCGAAACATTACAGGAATAATCTTTTCTATTAGTTGTTCTGCCCAAATATGGAGACAAAGAAGGATATTGCGGGATATTAATCGTAGCAAGTTCCATAACTGTTACTGGTGATACTGGTGCACGCGGATTTACTCTAGAAGCACCTTGTAATACTTCGACTGTTCCCTTTTCTGACAACACAACTTTATCGATGCGAGGTAGATAATATTCAGCATCAGTTGTATATGATTCAGTCGGGATAGGCATTTCATAGCCACCAGCAATAGATTTAAACGCGAATGTCTCGAGTGGGTTTTCGTCAGCCCCCGACATAGCAGTCGCACTTGTAGCAGTGTTATCGACATATGGGCGGAAATCAATACAATCTCTCAAGTCGAATGAACCAAGTTTCTGTGAGCGATAAACAGGAATTTCGTAGGTGTAGATACCTGAACCACCTGTGTCATCAACAGGGTATGAATCAATCGCGAAGTATGAACCAACAGATCCACCATAGTTTGGATCAAAGTGGGAAAACTTAACAACAATATATTTTGAAGAAGTTGAAATCGTCGCGCTTGGCTTTTTAATCAGTTTTGCGTGACCATAGAAGTTATCACGCTGACCGTTGTCTAAGATAAACTGAGACTTATAATCAGTTCCAGATTCAGAATATGCAGAACCATCAATATAAACAGCTTCAATTTTATATGCGTCAGTAATACCTAAGTTCCATGGACCATTTTGGCCAGTCTCATTGGTCGCTGTGTTAATTTTAACATACCTTGAGTTCAAAGCATTTTTAGGTGTCGGTGTGACATCAGTTTGTTTAACCTTCACTTTGATAGTTGCATCTGTTGCAGCACTCAGAGTTGTGCCGACATCAATGTTAACAGCTGTATTACTGATAGAAGTGATCATTGCTGAGGTCAGGCGGAATGGCTCACCAGCTTTATATGTTACGGTATCGATTGTTACATCAGCTTGCCAAACCATATAGAACTCTGTATCCAACTGTGTTTGTGTTGGAGTAGAAGAATATGGGAAAGTTTCAGTTCCTGTAACAGTCAGTGTCGATGTGCCTGATGTTGTAAATTCAGTAGAAAAGTCTTTCTGATAAGTGTAGGTATTATCGTATGTTCCGCCAGTATCAGTTGCCAAAGTTTTAGAAGCCGAATACGGTGCGCGGAATACTAGTGTATTTTGCTTAGCTTCTTTAAGAACAGCTTTACTACTTTCTAGAACAGGGTCAGCAAAACCATTGATAGCAGCGTCATCATAATAAATTGTTCTTACGTCAGCAAATTCTCCACCTGTCATTTTGATATCATAAACATACAGGCGATACTGACAAGCAGCAGCATTTACTGTTCCGCTGTCATAACGGATTTGACGAACACGCGCCTGACCGATAATTGTTGATGGAGCAGCATGAATAGAATATGTATTATCTGTGGCAGCATTAGATGCAGCATTACCGAATTTAACCAAATCACCTTCTTTAATGTTCCAGTTACCAGCGACTTCATCAACAAGAATAAAATTCCCATAAGATGTTGAGGTTGTGAAACCTTCTTCGATAACTGTATCGTTCGCCTTTTCAACTTTTACATAAGTTGGTGACAAAAACTCACGGCGATAACCATTAACATAAGCGAGACCACGACCTACGCCGACAGCGATGTGATTGGCAGAACCGCCATTGACAGAAGTCAAGTAACCTCTATTATCTGATGTTTTAAGGTGTTCACGAACAGATACTTCAAAGTTACGAATTACATAGTTGCCGCTTTCTTCTTTTGTTCTAGCAGCAAGAACACTACCGAGTCTGTTGTAGAAATCAAGATCGCCTACATCATCGCCACGTGAAATTTTACCATCTTCAACCGTATAGAGAGAAACAAAATCAGAATTGTTTGTAGCTGTAAGACCAAGTTTAGCGATGGTTGTTGAAACTTTATAACGGTCAGCACCTGGAGCATTAAAGTTAAATGTCCCTGTGGCTGGATCATTTAGTGTTGAATCATCGTCAGCAGTAATCTTAGAATCAGTAAAAGTGACGCCGACATAAGAGTTAGCTGTCAACTTATATTTCTCAAGTGTGATTTCTTGTTGGTCGTGATAAACGAAGTAACCATTAATGTAGATGATACCATCTTCGATTATGAAGTCGATTCCCTGACCGAAATAGTTACGAGTCGGGTCAGCTGCGTCAACACCATTATCGACGACAAATGTATCACCATTGCGACCTGAATCTGTTGATGTTACTGTGAGTGTTTCGCCAGCTTCGAAATGTAGATATGAACCTGTGCTGCTACCTTGAATATAATCGACATAAAGAGTTTTCTTATCAACAGCATCAGTATCGAGACCAGTAGCGACTTTAGAAAGTTTAGCTGTTAGACCCGAAGTCCCACCTGTAACTGTATCGCCAACATAATTTGCGATAGTGTCATTAGAAACTGTAGCTGAAGCAGCATCCAAGTCGTTAATTTTAATGAAATCCCGCTTTAGAACAATGCCATTCGCACCCTTAACTCTCGCACCATCTTTAAACATATGATCAGAGAAGTTTTCAATGCTATCCTGTAGCATCGTTTGCAGCTGTGTCAGCTCTCTAGCTTGAACCGCAACTCCTGGCTTAAACAGGATACGAGCAAACTTTTTTGCTTCGTCAAAGTTATCGAAATATGGACTTGTATTTAAATTGAGAGCCATTTTTTTACCTTAGAATTTTACGGTCACTTTGAGAGTTTCTACTTGATTTGCATCCCGCGTAATAGGTCGGCGGTTGTCAATGTAAAGAATCTCTCCTGAGTGGTTACTGATTTCAGGGTTCACAATTGTATTTATAGTCATTCCTGTCTCCCCTGTAGTAACATTTGTTAAAGTTGAAGAACTACCAATTCCTGGATATTTTTCTAGGAGATAAACAGTTTCATTAGTTGAGTCATTATTAGTATCCAAAACTTGAACAACTGTAAACTCACCACCATCATCTGTTGTGATTGTATCGTCTAAATTAAATTTTGTAACATCCGAAGAAGATACTGTAATTACATGGCATGGTGTTCCGATACTAGCAGTGTATGATGCTGTCTCAGCATAGTTATGCATGTTTTTAATAATTCCTACTTGACGAAACTCGTTTCCTGTAATAATATCAAAGTCATCACTTGTAAAAGAAACAGTAAGACCAACATTCTTAGCAAAAAGTTCTTTCGGAGGATTACCACCATGCCCTGAGAATGGAGAAACAACTGGACGTAAAGTAGCACCTGTGCCAGAACCAACGCTCTGTGTAATTTCAACAACAACGAATGTATAATCTTGCCCTGGATTAGTTACAGTAACACCTGTTATTGTCCCAGCATTATTAACTGTAGCAGAAGCAGCTGCTCCTGTTCCGTCACCTTTGATCACTAGCGTGATATCACCGTCAATAAAATCAACCCCGCCATTTGTAACAACTATTCTATCAAGTGTTCCACTTACAGCAGCAGATTCAACGGCAGATTGTAAACTAGGAGTTTCTGTTGAACCGAGAGAAACAGTTGCCGTAGCACCTGTTCCGCCGCCGCCAGTTAATTCGATGAAGGCAAATGAGTAACCACGACCAGCATTTGTCACAGTTATAGTGGACACAGCATCCCCAGAAAGTGCCGCAGTAGCAACGGCACCAGTTCCGTCACCTTCGATAACAACTGTCGGGGCAGAGGTATAGCCAGAACCACCAGCAGTAACTGTAACACTGTCAAGCTCGCCGTTTACATCAAAGGCAGGATTACCTGCGCCAGCCACTTTACGAACTGGAATAAAGTTTTCAGATAAAAACTTAGTTCTGTCAGCAGAACCTACCTGAAACATAAATTTCCAGATATACCCATCATCCAACTCAAACGTATCAGTTGAAGTTGATGTTGGCTTATTTGTGCTTGGGGAGTTATTATTATTGTCGAGACATTTATATACATTAAATTCGTCAGTAATGACAAAAAACTTTGCATCTGCTAGATTAGTAGCACCACTATATGATGGATGGAGATCTGCATATTCATCATCGTATTGATCATAGATAGTTCCAGTTGCCCAATCGTATCGAGGGGCAAGAAGAACAGCATCTGCTGCTCCGATACGCTTAACGAAGAGCATATCTTGACGATATGATGATTGATAAAATTCAGAATCCCGTGGGGTATCTGGAGATGTATCATCGTCCCAAGAAATTGCTCTTGATGCGAACATGTAGAAGAAATCGTTCTCATTATAGATATCTCTATAGAAAGAACGAGCGTTTTCTACCCTAGCACTTTGTCTCAGTAATAGTGACATTTTCTAACTCCCAGTTAAGACTTAGGAGTCAGAAACAGTCAAAGTCCAAGTAATTTTCAGCGTATCAGATGCACCTTTGTTCACAACTGAGAAAGTTGTGCGGCAAAGCAATGTGCCAGACGAAGAAGCATTAAATACGCCAGCTTCGGTGACAGCACCTGTGCCTGTGCCAGCTGGGAAATCACCAACATATTCAACGGTATTAGTTGAAACAGTTTGTGTTGTCAGCGCAACACGAGAAGAAGAAATAGCTGTTTCCAACGCTGTGTTACCAGCGGCTGGGCTAGTTGTGCCAGTTCCGACTTCCATGTGTGACATACGGGTTGCAGGTGAAGACGCACCGAGGCGGTTAGCAATATGCTCAAGACCATCATCAACGACGAGGTTCTTCACTTTTCTTTCTTCTTTGAGTTCACCGTTTGGACCGAACACTTGAATGTGCACACGTCCAGCGGCTCTCATTTTTTCAGCGTCAAAAAACATTTAAATTCTCCTAGTTTTATGCTAAATTCTTTTTTATTTATAACTATATTTATAAGTTATGAGATGTTTCTGGCTTCACCAACATAATCTTCAGCGAAGTAATTCCCAGCATAGTTTTGAGCAATAATTTGCCCAGACTCACCGAACGAGGCAGAGTCTGTTGTTGCATTACCGAACAACAATACATCACTTTCATTAACAGTTGGGTCTTCAGTTTTTTCTAATCCAGACTCTGTTGTATTTACATCTTGCCATTCAACACTATCAGTGTCAGCTTTTTCTACATCGAACTTATCAACTGCATCAGCAATATCTATACCATCTGTAATATTGTTTTTCTCGAATATTTTAACTACAGTTTCTGACATATCGACAGAATCGAGTGGTTCGCGGAAAATGAATATGAGAGTCGAAACAACTTCTGAGAGCTCAACACCATCAGTAATATTATTTTTATTGAAACCTTTACCGACAGATTCTGACAAATCAGCAGAATCTTCTTTATTCAGTGTAACGTCAAGTTTATCTACAGCATCAGTAGCTGCTGGTGTTTCAAACTTACCAAGATTGGGGAACAGTAAGATAGTATCGTCAGAAGCACCTGTTCTCTGATCAGACCAATTAACACTGTCAGTGATTGCTGGTTTGTGGAAGAATAGAGTTGGAGCATCATTAACAGTCGGAGTTTCAATTTCTGCGAATAGACGGAATACGATAACATCTGGAGTAGCGGTAAAGAAACTGCTGAAATCTAATGTTTGTTGAATTTGAAGATCCGTCCATGCAATCATACCAGCTGGGTGGGCGACGCGATCTAAAATTTCACCCCATTCTGTTTTTGGGCGAGCTGTTCTGATTTGATACGAGAAGTTTTGATAAACTGCATTATCTTGTAGTTTGTTAGCGTCTGAAAGAAAACCTCTTGCATTTTTTTGCGAACCAGGATAAGTATGCGCGAACCCTGTATTACAGGTGATTGTGCAAGTCTCATCGTTTGATGCTCTGAGAATAAAATCAAAAGTCGATCTCTGAAAACCCACGCCTGTTGAGATAATTTCAACTATAGTTGGATAGTTAGCTGCATCAACACTTTTTACGCGAACAAGCGCATTATTACTAATACCAGTTATTGTGTAATCTTCAGAAAAGTAATCGATCGCATAAACACCGAGGATGTCACCAGTTTCTGAGACTGTGAATGTGTCGCCGACCGAAAACCCACCATCAGCAGCTCCACTGTTGGTCTTGATAGAAGCTGAATTAAGAACTCGTGTCAAAAATGCAACTTTATTACCGATTACATCTTGAACTCCCTCAAGCCCAATCCAGGTTCTAACAGAATCAGTATTTAAGAAGAGGGTTGGAACATTATTGTAGCCAACGCCGTTAACATTGTTAACAAAAACCGTGTTGGAAATAGAGCCATTAGTTAATCTTGTATCGATAACTGCAGTGGTTACAATTGTATCGGCATCATTTGGCTGAACAGTAACAGTCGGGTTGGCAGAATATCCTGCACCATCGTCAACAATAGTGACAGAGAAAATTTTACCTTCAGTAATTGTAGCAATATCAAATGTGAGGTTTGGAGCACCGCCGCCGCCGAGAAGTGAATCGGGAATAGTTATAGTTTCATCGGGGGCGTAATCGTCGCCTACTGTATCAACAGTGACTGTAGCGGCTCCTGAGCCGTTCACAACGACAGTAAATTGAGCACCTGTGCCGTTACCATCAGTTGTAAACCCAGTATCAATATCATATGTTCCAGCAGTTCTAGAAACATTTGCAGCACTAACTGTATCTACAGATGCAATTTTACCACCAATAACAGCAGTTAGTTCTCCCTCGACTCCTGGACCAGGAATGACAGTTCCTCCTGCCAAATCAAGAGTTAATTCATAAGCAGAGGGGTTTGAATAAGCTATTTTTTTGGCGCGAGTAACAGCAGAATTGACTCTTTTTCTATTGGTAACTGAAGCTATTGATTCATAATAAACAACATCAACTCTTTTACCTCTTAGTGATAATGGAGTTTCATCTGCTACAGAATACAGTGAGTTTTCGTAAACCTTAACTGTTAATTCTGTTGACCAAATACCATCTGATGGTCGTAGAATAAATTCTGATGGTAAAAATACTTCGACACCTTCGTTATACATCAAACGGAAAAATGCTTCTACACCTTCACGCGAACCTTTCGCCTCAAAAAATTCTCGGATATGCTTAACAAGTAGAGATTTTTCAACTTGAGCAACTTTCGGAAAATCGATTGCATATTGTTCTAGGAAAGAATCAAGGAAATCATCGTCATCGTGATCGATATTGAGTTTATCAATCATTTCTTGGAGAAGATAATTCGGGCTTTGAACGCCAGTCATTCCAAGACTGGTATAAGTATCATCTCCAAGATCCATAAATTTATAATAATCTTGAATGAATTGTGAAAAATTTGGATAGTCATCAACAACGAAATCAGGAACTTGTGATTCAACAATATAATTCATTGAATCGTGAAAATACCCCAACTGGCCAGAAAGCACATCTATTACCGCTGTTAACTCTGCGCCATTACCGCCACCGATCAAAAATACCACAGTAAATGTCATATCAGGAGCACCCATTGTGCCACCGATCGAGTTGTCAGTAATCGTTACAGTTTCGCCTTCCATAAAGCGAGAACCAGATGTGGTAATGTTAACAGATGTAACTGCGCCATTAGAATCAATAGTAACAGTAGCAACTGCGCCTGTTCCATCTTTCATTGATGTTACAGCAACACCAGGATAAACTCCTTCGTCACGACGAGAATCTGCAGAACCTGTAAATGTTAGCGAAGAAGTTCCGATACCCAAACCTGACTGAATATAAACTGGTGGAGCTTCAACATAACCATCTCCAGGCTCGGTAATCGTAACCCCAGCGATAGAGCCATTTTGAATGTCTAAACTTGCTGTTGCTTGAGTTTGGAGAACGGCAGTGCTGCTTGGCGGTCCAATATAAAGGAATGTATCAAGTGGAATTGATGAATAGTTTGACCCAGCATTATCAATTGAGATGCTTTCGATATACTTCTTAAATGTAGGTGCAGAACGTGCCATTCTTTAGTCCGAAATCTTAGGTGTCATTGTAACAATCAACCCAGCTCTAATATTATTTGGAATATCAGATGACGATTGATCATTGATCAGAATAATATTTTTCGATGGGAGAGGAACAACAGCACCACTTGATGCAGTTAACACCTCAGAAGTTCTTTTCAAAACTTCAGTCTTGATGTCTTTCGCACTCTCGTGAGGAATTACTGAAACTCTCAAATCAGTCGCTGAACCGCTGATCGAAGAAACATTGAGAGAGTTTATCTCGACTCTCCCAGTATCGTAATCAACTGTTCCTAAATTATTTTCGACAGTCACATTTTTGTCAGTAGTTTTAAGAACTAATCTGCCAATGCCATTATATGCTGGTGAAACAACAGTATCTTCAGGGATATCAGTCACATAAACTGAGTATGTTGCCCCATTAATTGTTGCTAAAAAATAATTTGAAGAAACTGAACGAGGATTAATCTTATTATTAAATGGTAATGTATATTTAGTATCAACCCCAATAAACGGAACAGAGCGTTTCGTTAAACGCTGTTCTAAGTTCACTGCTAAAAACGAATTAGAAATACCAGTAATTCTATTTGTCAGAACAGAATAGTAAAAGTTTTTATCGAGAGTATTCAGTTCTGTATCAAAGTAATTTGAAATTTCGGCAGTCACCAAGTCTTTTAACGCACCTGAAGTGATAGAAGTTTTCTTAGAGTCATATGAGACATATACATTTAAACCAATATATGTGTATTCTGGATCAACGAAATCAGTCGTAATTGAAACTGGTTGACGAGGTTCAATCGTTTCTCTTCTAATTGTGTCTTTGTCGTCTTGCGTTATAACAGTTCCTGGTTTAGGTTGTAGTGAAACAAAAACCTTACCATAAATTGGTGGATCATTATCCTCACCACCCCAAACTGCAACAGATTTGATATTTGGGTTAGAAGCCAACACCAATGCCTGATAATCATTAGCTGTAACCGCACGATTTTTAGTAGCATTAAAGCGAGGAGCATTGAAGCGAATACTATCTACGGACTCTTGTGTCGCGCCACCAGCAGAAGGTTGCGTTACCGTCAGAGTAACAGTTTCACCAACGGCAGTAAACTGAGAAGGAGCAGTGAAGTTCGTTGCTCCGTTGGCGTTCGCGCCCTGTGTTGCTAAATATGTTAGCCGAACAATATTTCCAGCAACCAGAGATTTACCTATAACATTATCACCAAAACGAACTTCATAATTACCATTAATTGCCTCTTCAATATAAAAAATATTTGATGTTGGGGTAACACTTAAGATATTGTCTGAAAATGTGAATGTAGTTGTGTCGCTACTAGAAATACTTTCTTGAACTGTGCAAACAATTGTAGTTGTATCAACATCGGGGTTGGCCATTACTACTGGACCTTGTTCACCACCTTCTGCAATTATTTGCGAGTTATCAACAAAAGAACCTTCTGCAATTATTACACCAGTAAAATCAAAGACATCATTTCCTGCGTTATCTTGTGTTTTGTTCACAGTATAATCTGTGATCGGAAAAAATTTGAAGGTTTTACCGTTCAAAGAAGTTGTGAATGCTGTTCTTCTTGAAATAGTTAAAGAACCTTGTGAATACGTGGAAGGTGGGGTAATCTTAATATCAATTGTTGCTCTTGAAGATCTAGCAGAGCGAGCTGTATATCCCATCGTTTTAGCAATAGATGCAACTGAGTTTCGTTTCACAGCAGAATCAAGGAATGCTTCGTTGGCGACCATATGAGCTAGGAAACCGTTATACTGTGTATTATAGGCAAGCAAGTCTATAAGAACTGATAAACCCGATGCCTCGAAATCGTAGTCAGCATATTGAGACTGCGACTGCAAAAATGTTTTTAGATTATTTTTGATTCCATCGAAATCAAGTTCTGTTAATCTTTTTACCGCCATTTTAGTTCTCTTTTTTCTTTTATTTATTAGGTTCCAACAGTGACCGATGAAGATCCTGCTGTTATAGTTCCTGGACAAGATACTGTTGCACCCAAATATGCTAATGCCTTTCCACCAACAGTAACAGTGGAACTTCCTTGATTAACTTTTTGACTTGGATGTGGAACACAACTACCACCAGATAAGAAAGTATGAGCTTCTATCGCGCTAGTATTGACTGCAACAGCTATCCCGTTCGCAGTTACTCCAGATGCAAGTGTTACATTAGCTGCTCCCTCATCTATAGCTGGGTTAGTAGTGCAACCATGAGTATTTAATGTCGCATCTCCTAGTCGGGCAACTGCTGGCATTATCTTAATCTTTCTAGTAAGGTTGTATAGACTTGTGGTTCGCGTTGTCCCACTACATGAAAATCTACTCTTACTTCATAATCATTAGTATCTGCAGATGCAACCACTATTACGTTATCTAAAAGAACTCTCGGCTCGTAGTTCTCAATCATAACTTCGATTTCTTTTTCTAAGATACCTGCAGATATATTATCTACAGGCTCAAACAGCATTCCTCTAATTCCTGAACCAAAGTTCGGGTCAAATTTCTTTTCTCCACGCTGATAGAAAAACAGGTTTCGTAATGCTTGCTTCACAGAATTGACATCATACTTTATGCCAATATCTTTCGTTACAGGGTTCACGACGAACGACATGTCAATATCTCTATAAATCCTTACGGGAGTTTTTCTTTTTGTTGCCATATCCTATTTATAATCCTTTACTCATAACTATGGAGTAAATTTTTTCTGCTCATTTTTGGCTGTGTCAGTTTCTTGCTTGTTAACTCCGAACAATGATTTATTCAATAAACTATTTGGATCTTTAGCATCTTCTTTAGCTTGTTTCGTTCTTTCTTCAGCAGCTTCACGAACATCTTCATACCTATCCAGAACAGTATTCTTAACTGCCTTGATTGGGTTTTCGGGTCTTTCTATGGTTTGTGATACCGCTTTACCCTTTTTGACAAACTCACCATAACGAGTTTGAACATTTGGAACCAC